GAATACCACGAAATCTTGGTGGAGGCGTATGCCGTGCCGACGGTGGATGTTCCTCCCACGGGTGCGACTCCGTTGTATGTAAATTGCGTTCCAGCGGTGGCGGCGGGAGCCCCCATCGCCACCCAGTTAAGGGGGGGACTGCCAACGGCAATGATAGTGTATGTGTTTCCGCTGACAAGGGTCGTTCCCGCCGTACTGACGCTCTCTGCAAGGTAGGTCTTGCTGAACCGCCACCCTGTGCCGGTAGAGGCGGGGTCAATAGGAGCCAGAGTCGTGTTAGTAGTTCCAACTGCATAGGGGACATACACATTGGGAGGATCGGCCGTGCTCCACGTGAGGTTGACAACTCCTCCTGATGGATCTGGGGTCTCAGTCACGAGGATCTTATTGGCAAGAGCTTGTGAGAAAGGACCCGTTGCGCCCGTCGCACCCACTTGACTTGGTGCAAAGGAGAAGAAGGTGTAGTTACCTGCAGACAGAAGAGGGACACCTCCAGTAAACGTAAAGGAGTAGTTTCCGAAACTGTCTATTCCAGCATAGGTCATCGGTGGCAACGTTCCACTACTGGGACCTGAGTACGTAATCAACACCGTTCCGAGTGTCGTGGCGAGATTTGCAGTCGCTTGAACCCACTGTAGCCCTCCAGCATTCAGAGAGGAAGGATTAAATAACAAGGTGCCGAGACTTATTGAGAACTCAGCCGCAGCAGGAGGAGCAGATGCGGAATACGTCCATACACCATATCCATCAGAGCCTACTGCACCCGTTGCCCCTTGTGCGCCAGTAGCACCAACAGCACCCGTAGCACCAGTAGATCCATCTGCCCCCGTTGCACCAGTAGATCCATCTGCCCCCGTTGCACCAGTAGATCCATCTGCCCCCGTTGCACCAGTAGATCCATCTGCCCCCGTTGCACCAGTAGATCCCGTGCCACCAGTAGCTCCCGTAGCCCCCGTTGCACCAGTAGTACCACCACCACCACCACCTGCAGTCCAGAGCAAGGCACCCGTGGCTCCCACGGGGTTGATCCCCAAGACGTCCCCCACCGCTCCCACGGCTCCCACCGAATCACGGATCTGGTAGAGTTCTGCATAGCCATTCACGGTGAGATCACGAGGAGGCCCCCCGAGGTTGCCAACGAACACATCCGAGTCAAAAGAGGTGAGAACCAACATGCTGTCAAAGGAAGCCAATCCACCCAACTTCTGCGTACTCGTCGCCACTGCGGTCGTTGTGCTGACATCCGCCGATCCTCCCCCTCCTGTGAGGGTGATGTTGTTCCCCGACTGCCCCAGTTGCTGAGTGACGCCGGATCCACCACTATCCAGTAGTACCCACGATGCATTCACCGGGAATGGAGGCACCCCGAAGGATACCAACTGCGCCACGTAGGGAAAGCCGTTGTACTGAACAACGTTGCCGACTTGATATTGGGTAAAAGCCGACCAGTTGGCGTAGGACATCTCTTTCTATTGGTAACATAAAATATTTTCAGAGTTTAGAATGGAGGAAGCACAGCGATACCCACTAAGTGATGGTGATCTACGTCGCCTACTAGGGCGTGATATCAGAATATGGAACTATCCGCAACTGCAAGATCTCACCGATGCCAACGAACTGTTTGATAGGAAAGGCCGTGCCATTCTCTTGTTTCCCAATAGCGGTCCCCATAGTGGTCACTGGACGGCACTCTTTCGCCGACCCAAGATGATTGAGTTTTTCGATCCTTACGGAGACAAGCCAGAGGAGCAGAAAAAGGGTCTGGGGAGGAGCCGATTGCAGGAGTATGATATTGAGCGGCCGGATCTGACGAGACTCTTGAGAGCCACGGGTCTCCCCGTGTATTACAACACCCACGATTTCCAGCGGGAATCGCCAAATGTGGCCACATGCGGCCGCCATTCAGCCGTGCGCTTGATGTATGATGGCAAAGATATTGATGAGTATCACGCTATGATCGAGGACACGGGACAGTCAGCAGATGACTTTGTCACAGCGATGACCTTCGAAAAGTTGAGAAAATAAATGTGTTATTCCACTATAGAATGACGACCCGTACTAGTAATATCCGGTATGAAGGGACCAGTAATAGTGACGGTCTTCCGGACTATATCTACTTCAACGCAGACATCATCAACAACACGTCTGCAGATACGCTGGGGGTGGCAGGGAATGTTCTACCAGACCCACAGATCCGCTTCAACGAGACGCGTGACACTGCACTCTGTTCTGATACGTCCAAGTATGATTTCAGCATCATCCGCTTTACGATGGACGGCCCCGGTTTGGACTTGCCCATCTTCATTCCCACGATAGAACTGGGTCAGTCCAACGTCAATAAGACGACCTACAAAATAGCTGTGACCTACCAGCAGACGTGGAACACGAATCTGGGCGCCATCTCCTTTGCCATCACCCCCACCCCAACCTTCATAGAGTTCCTACCAGAGAACTACAACACATCGGTGGCTCCCATACCCAGCCCCCCTCTCAGGGAGCAGGACATCTCCACAGACTATTATTATGTCAACACCTTCACGCACTTTGTGTCTATGTGGCAGACCACGATGAGCGGGGATCCTGCCGTGACGGGAAGTCCCTCTGCTTACAACACTCTCTATGCTGATTTCGCTGCACAGTGGGCAGCAACCCCGGGTCTGACGGATCCCTTTCCTTTTCCCACCTATGCTGACTGGTTGGCCTATGTGAATGCACCCCAGCTGATCTACGACAACAAGAGCAAACTCTTTAGCATCTTTGCGGATTCGGACGGCTTCGGTGCTCGTATCACGGCCTTCACCCCTACCCCCTACGTGGCGGGAACGGCCTCTCCTCAGACTGCACCCGTCATGCGCATCTTCTTCAATACCAACCTCTACGGTCTCCTCAACAACTTCTATGCCGACTTCTGGAACACCACCAACCTTACGGCAGAGGGCTTCCCGGCTCCCGTCCCCTTCGGCTACACCTACGAGATCCTGTTTTACAATAACTTCTACCAGAACGTCGTGGATTATCGTCTTCCTCCCTACTCCGGCGTCCCCCCGCTCGGCACCGTCCCGATTGCAAAGCAGAAGGTCTACTACAGGCAGGAGCAGGACTACCAGAGCACGGGATCTCTCTGGTCTCCGATCGCGTCAATTGTGTTCACGACCACGCTCATTCCGATCAAGTATGAGGCCACCGGGCAGCCAAATATTCTCGGAACTGGCAACTTGGGCGACTCAGCCCCCACCTCCCAGTCTGCTTTCCAGCCGATCATCACGGACATCGCTCTGGACACCAGCATAGCGGGTCCTGAGGCCTACCGTCAGTTCACCTACTACACGCCCACTGCCGAGTACCGCATGACAGACTTTGGTGCATCCAAGCAGGAGATCCGCAACATAGACATTCAAGTCTATTTTAAGAACCGTCTGGACGGCAACCTCTACCCGATCAACATGTACAACCTTTCCACGGTGAGCGTCAAGTGCCTCTTCCGAAAGAAGGGGATCGTTTGAGAGTGATTTAACCCGCAAAAAATAACCTTACCAGATGATATAAGATGAGCTCTGACATCGAGAAGTTGACCGTGATGGATTCCCGCATTGTCCAGAGCCGGGCCAAGTACGCTGTAGAGAAGGGTGCTCTCAGCGTGACCAATGCTCCTTTCAATGCAATCGCCGCTTCCACCTCCCAGCTGTCGTTTAACATATACGTCCCTTCCGAGAACGTCTTTGTGGACCGTAAGATCCTGATGTCCTCCACGGTCAATTTCGCGTTGCCTGTGACTGTTTTGGATCCCCCCGGCCAAGTTGCAGGGCAGCCCATCTGTGTGCCCGGCCGTGACTTTTCTCTGGCCTGTCTGCCCCTCAACCAGTTGGTCAGCACCCTATCAGCAACCATTAACGATGTGGCGGTGATGGTTTAACCATTGCCGTGCGTAGTCGATGTCGTATTGAAAAGATACGGCAAAAACGCTCTACCGGAATAAACCGGCTTTAGTGCGGGGAGTCCGCGAAGGCACATCTACCACTCACCCCCGAAAGGGAGGATGAGGAACTCGGATAATGACCGAACCCAATGGTAAAAACGATGTGTTATGTGGTAATCCGCAGCCAATTTCCTACGGCCGTTATGTCAGGCTATGGAAACGGCTCAACGACTTCACGAGCGTAAGGGTGAGGGGACTGACAATCTCCGGTGATCCCTTAAAGGTAAAGTCTATGCCGACCTCCGGCGGGAGGTGTGAAAGTATGGCGAAAGCCACGGTATAACAGACAACATCAGTCATCAACTCTCAGGATGTCCTCAACCCCATCCTCCGTCTCACAGACTACAAGAAAAACCGCCTCATCCGCACCGCACCCACAATGCTGGACAAGTATGCATGTTACGATGACGCCTTTGGCACCCTCAACAACCCCATTGGTGGCTACAATGACAGCACAGACTATGACAATGTGCCTAACGGCGCCTTCCCCCATCTGTTCTTCACAGACAGTGCAGGGAACAAGCTCGGCACTGCCTCTCCCGCCTTCGCTGGTGCCACCTACGACGCCGTCAATGGTGTGCCCGTGTACAATCCTGCTCTTGCTCCTGCTCCTGCTGGGAATGTGCAGTCTTACACGATCTTCGTCCAGTGGCGTACCACGGAGCCAGTCTGCCTGTCCCCCTTCATCTTCTCCGACGTCCACGAGTACGAAACCGGTCTCTTTGGTTTGGAAGTAATGGCCTACTAAGCCATCGCTTTGCTAAAGCCTAAGTCGTTCTGAAAAGGAACGGCTACAATACCCTACTGGAATAAACCAGCGAGTGCGGGGATACCCTCAGAGCCTCACATACCACTCACCCCCGAAAGGGAGGATGAGGAACTCGGTTAATAGCCGAACCCAATGGTAAAAAGTGTGAGGATTGGGCGATCCGCAACGATGACTCTAAAGCCGTTATGTTAGGCTACGAGTTCCGTTCAACGACTACACGGGTATATGGGTGAGGGGACTAACAACCCCCGATGACCCCATAAAGGTATAGTCTATGCCGACCTCCGGCGGGAGGTGTTAAAGTATGGCGAAAGCCACGGTATTCACAGATCAACAACATCCAATTAATAATGAACCTGAAGTCCAGCCCTTCCAGCGCCATTCGATCCTGCTCCCGTGCAGGTGTCGTGGTCGGCCCCGCTACCTACAACACAGCGGTGGGTCTTTCGAACGTCTTTCAGGCATCCGTCATCAACGTGACCTTCCTGACTCCCTCTCTGGACGTCCCTCTGCCCCCTAAGAGCGTGGTACCTTATATGGAATTCCCCCGTTACATTACGCAGGGATCCTCAACGGGGCTTCCCATCCAGCCCGGCACAGTCGGCACGGTGCAGTCGCAGACCATCACGCTGCCCCAGATCCCCGACATGCTCATCATCTACTGTAAGCCATCCGTTACGACCCCTTTTGAAGGGGATAACTACTTGCCTCTGGCCAACCGAGCGCAGGATGGAGTAGCAAACCCTATAAGCATAAACTTTGATGTGGCGATTATGGCTTATTAGCCATTGTCGTGCGTAGTCAATGTCGTTTTGAAAAGAAACGGCAACAACGCTCTACTGGAATCAACCAGCAAGTGCGGGAAGTCCCTTAGAGCCTCACATACCACTCACCCCCGAAAGGGAGGATGAGGAACTCGCTTAATTGGCGATCCCAATGGTAAAAAGTGTGAGGATTGGGTAATCCGCAGTCAAGACGCTAAGGCCGCTATGTCAGGCTATGCGTAAGGCTCAACGACTACACGAGCGTCTGCGTTAGGAGATTGACAATCTCCGATGATGCGCAGAAAGGTATAGTCTATGCCGACCTCCGGCGGGAGGTGTTAAAGTATGGTGAAAGCCACGGTATAACAGAACTTTTCAGGTCTCTTGTCGTCTGTAACGACAGAGCAACTCTACCAAATGTCCGTACATAACGGTCTAGATATGGACTATGCGTCTTGGTCTGGTGCTGGGCGATCCTCGTCGGCGTCTTGGACGACACCCTCCACCGGTGGCAGTGGCATCACCCGAACCCAAGGCCAGATCATTCCTCTGGTCGGTGGTCTGCTGGTGCTCAAGCCCGGCACGGACATCACCCTTCAGAGCGGACAAGCACCATCCCTTAACTACGGGGGCTGTATTGCTGTGTGTTAATGTGCAACACACACTAAAAGGCAATGCTTATTGACGATATGCGGGAAGTCCCTTAAGACTATTCTACCACCTGCCTCAGAAATGAGATCAGGGAACTCGGGTAATGACCGAACACAATGGTAATAACGAATAGTATTGGGTAATCCGCAGACCTAACCTCACTCCCGGTATGCAAGGGAAAGGTGTGTGTCTCAACGACTACCAGTCAAGTGGATGAAAGACCTAGCAAGTCTTAATGATTCCAGAAGGTATAGTCTACTCCGACCGCCCCGAGCGGTGTAAATACTGGGAAACCAGCGGTACTAAGTTTCTGCGTAGGAAACTTTACTCTCCAGTTCAATCTTCAAGTCAGGAACAACACCTCCGTTGCCCAGACTCCTTCTCTCTTTGTTATTACAGCTAACTCCGGCTTCTTCGAGTCCATCCGTGGATCCTCCCGTATCATCAAGGGTGTTCTCTCCGAGCAGGACATCATCTCTGCCCCGATGGCGTCTATGATGACTCGCTCCGAGTTGGATCGCTACGTGGGCGGTGGCTTTATGGATAAGCTGATGACCGGCATACGCAAGGCACTTCCTCATCTCAAGGAGGCGGCTCCTCACTTGTTGAAGGCCGTCAAGGGAGAAGGTGGCATGATGGGATGTGGTCCTTCTGCAGGGGGCGGCACAGGCGGTCGCAGACACGCAAAAGGATTATCTGCCCGGTTGTTGTAGATCGATTTTAGCCAAATAAAATAATGTTCAGTTACGATATAGAATGTCTGCATCGCAACTTTCCGGTGGATATGCTCCATCAAGCGTTTCTCTGGTGCCAACCCTTGCAGAGGGTGTAGATGACGCAGGAGTGATCCCCTCATCTGCCCCGCTAAACGCGGGAGCGGTTGTGCCCAATCTGTTGGTTCAATCTGTAGCCGGTGTGTTACCCGCAACAAACGCCGTCACGGCGATCAACATCGTTGAACCCCCTTTTGCTACGTACGCCTCTGTAGGTAACGAGACCCAATCTGCTTTTGCTCTTACAGTCCCGAATGGTTCCTTCGGTGGTCGCACGGAAGGTGCTCTCCAACTTATTTCATACTATGATGGGACTGTCAATTCATTCAATCTGACCTGCCCAAAGCCTTCCGGTGTAGCAACTGCCGGTGATAATATCTGCCTTCTGACTGGCTCCGACCAGTCGGGAGCTGCCGTGATTCCTGCCCTTGCAGCCATATCCGCTGTAATTCCCAATACAGCGGTCAATTCAGCCACCACGCAGGTTCTCGTGACGCTGAACCAAGCAGTTGAAGATGCTACTGCCATCCGATTCTGGGCAGGTGTGACAACAGGTGTCGGATTTCAGATCCGTTCCAACGCCAACGCCACTGCCAACACAACGCTCTCTTGGTTCATCACAAGATACTAAATAGCGCTCGTTCATCCATAAATAAATATCTCATCCTATTTGTAGAAGGCATCCAATGGATTCTACAAAAGAAGTCATCCAGTATATGGATATTGCAGGAAATATGGTGCCCGTGGATCTGACAACTCTCCCTACCACAAAATGTGAATCGCTAGATTGTTCGGGGAATAAGGGTCCTTCTTCCAGTTGCCTTTTATCTTCGTTGCCCTCGCTAAATAGCGTCGGCGGTGTTCGTCTGCGTTCGGGTCGTGTGTTAGAGAGTAAAGTACGTGATCCCCCAGCCCTACAGCCCCAAAGCGAACCAGCGACCCGTTAGCCTTGGGGATCTGTAGCTTGTGTTTTTCATCGCTACTAAAGCCCAGATGCTTATAGGCCAGTCCGTGCTTCTTGGCTTTGGCTCGTGCCTTCTTGAGGTAAGCCTCTGGACTGACTCCTGCATCCTGCAACTGTTTATGGAACGTTCCGGTGGGCTTTTTGCCACCCGTAAAGTTATCCAGTGCATGATTTGCGTAGGCCGTGTAGGCCGTCCCCACAAAAGGCACATAGGAGATGACCTTCTCAAAGAGCCCCGGCGCCTTCTTCTTGTCCCGTACTTCAACGTTAGGAGTAAAACGTCCCATCGTCTCATACAAGGGATCCCCCTTCTGATAGATGCGTTGGTTGGATATATTGCTGCGGATATCCAACGGCTGGACGGCTGGATTGTAAGAGACACCGTTACGTAGGAGACCCAGTTTGAGGAAGGCGTCCAGTATCGCACCACCCAACGAATGACCAACTCCATAATACTGATAGGAGGAGGGAGGGTATTGATTCTGAAACTCCTTGAGATCACGGACATCCTTCTGGAATCGTGCAGAGGATTGTAGCTGGTTGACGGCTGTCATCGCATCTGCCTTGAGATCTGTAGTATCTGTTGGATTCGTGCCACGAATGGCGATGACAATGTCTCTCCCCTTCTCTCCTTTCCCTTCCTTGTAGAATTTGAGAGTAGGAGTGGATTTGACAAGGTTGAACCCAGCAATAGCGGAGGGAGGGTTGGGACTGTAAGAGGCCTTTGCCATCTGCTGAAGAATATTTCTAGAGGGGATAGCACCACCCTTCAACATCTTGCCTCTGCCAAGTTTGAGGGGTGAAACCCTCCCTCCCTTCTTGGCACGTTTGGCAGGGGGAGCCTCCTCTTCCTCCTCCTCTTCCTCTGCCTCAGATTCATCTGTCACTTGATACTGACTAAGATAGGAGAGGGGGCCTTCTAAAATATCATCCACATCATCCATACTTTCTATCTCCTCCCATTCCTCATCAGCAGGATATGGGATGCCATCCCTATCATGCTCCAGCTGATCCAGTAAGGCTTCTGCGACTGCAAAGTCATCTTCCCATTCATCATCTAACTCTCCTCCCTCCTCATCTGGTTGAAGAGCCCGGAGTTGCTGCACAATCGCTGCAACTCGTGCAATAGCTGCGCTACGTTCTATTGTCGTCAAGGCTCCCCCCTTCAGCCGTCGTCCCCCCATCGCAGCACTGACAACATTTCCCGGCAGGTTCATTGCCTTTTCTGCTATAGTACCTTTTGTGTAGTACTGAGAGCCCGGAGGGGCAAAAGTCTTGTAGGCAACCTGTGCGGCCTTCCCGATACCGGGCGCGATCTTGGCTAAGGCATCCACGCCGACATCTGCCACACTCGTTGCAAAGTCCGTGAAGCCCTTGGCGAACTTCTCAAATCCAGTGCGGTGACGGCTACGATACAGTTCTAGACGACGGGCAAACTCTTGGCCGTCGATCTGTGGCAGAGCGTTGCGTTCTGCTGTGCTCATCTGAAGGGGTTCCCCATCCTCGTCCAGCGTTGGTGTGTAGGTCTTCTCCTCTGGGTTCTCGGCCAGATAGGCTTGACGTCCTTCGTCCCACTTCCTATAGGCTTCTGCGTACTCTTGCTGCTCCAGATCCCTACGCTTCATCTCCGCCTCCTGCTCAGGAGAAAAACCGAATCCAGCTCGTTGAAGATTCCCCTTGCGGATGACTTCTCTCCGCTTCGCCCAATCAGCGTCGGTATATGGTTTCCCCAAATCCTTCTGCTCTCGTACCCAATAGGCCTTCTGTGCAGGATCATCTAACATCTCCATCAACTCCTTATAGAGTCGTGTACCTTCTCCACCACTTGGAACAATGGGCGGATAATCCGGAATGGTCGGAGGCGGTATTGGGTATTCTCCGCCTCTCAAATGCATATTGAGAACGGCCAATTGTTTCTTGGCCCGAGCCAAAGGGAGAGGTTCTTTGGAATGATGCTTCCCCGTTTCCTTCGTCACGACCCAATACAGATCCTTCTTGGGTGCCTTGCGGAGTTTATATGGCATTCTGATTCTAACAGCGATAATTTATGGGCAAATTAATGATTCGGGACGGTAAATAAGTCTAAAATCCACTTATTTCCATCATATTAAACAAGTTTAAGCCTATATATGCTTACTTTGGCTATATTACGCTTAAAAAAAGGCCTTTTTTTAATATGAATATAGGCTAAATGAAACAAATATCACTATTTAGTTGTTTCATATAGGGTAATCATCATCATTTCGAACATTTTTACGCCAAAAACCACCCGTGACCTACGCTTAAGATGAGTCAGAGGATCTAAAACAAATGAGGAAGGGACCCACTGGGCACAAATACATAACGCATCATCCCAAGACTCCACGGTTCAACGTGTACGTCAGGAAGGTCTGGCTGGGTTGTCATGATACCCTGCAGGAGGCACTGGCTGCCAGAGATGCCTTCCTTGCTATAGCGGCAGCAGGAGGTGATTCGGTATATAGACCACCGATTGGACGGGATTGTAGCAATCACTGCGCTGAGATCGCACAAAGTCATTGCGACATTCAAAGGTAGCAAAGAGGGCCTTGTCGTATTTGATATAGTAGAGACCATCGCTGAAGTTGAAGGCAAAGTAATAGTCAGTATCAGGATTTGTGCAGTACTCTATCTTGTTGCGCCCTATCATTGTCGTTGGATACTGGTCATGACAGATACGGCGAGTCTTCAGTTCTAGTTCTATGGTGCGGCCCGTGGGGAGGGATCCGCCGTAGTCAAAGGTATGGAATCCACCACGGCGTTCTAGTGTTGTGTTGAACTGACGGTTCAAAGTTGCGCCGACATTTAACTCTCCTGCTGCTCCAAAGATTCGGTCTGCGGCGATGGACATTTGTTTCTACAATACCGGGAGATTTTTCACCGGGAGGAATCTCCGCAGGATTTCGGACGATCAATAAAATATTATCATCTATAAGAATGGCTGATCGTACTCCACCAAGGACTCCTCCACGTCAGCAACGTGGAAGACCCAGAACCCCTTCCCCTCCACGACGTCGGCCTGTAACGCCTTCCCCACCACGAAGGCGGCGACGTGGATCCCGGCCAATAGCTATTGGCACTGATTCAGAAGATGATCGTGATACGGTTAACAGAATACCTCAGATGAAGAAGATACGGTTCAAGGTGAAGCCCAAGCCTACGTGTAAAGAGGAAGACAAAAACTTCCGTCCTCCTCGTCGTGATGATGATGAAGACCCTAACCCTCCCCCTGCGATGTTTGCATTTGGCAAGAAACCTCCGACGCCCGTTACGCTTCCAACAACTGGGACAGAATCGGCGAACGTCAAAAACTATCCGGACAACTATCCGGCGGATGCTGTTAATATACTGGATGCGATGTCCTTTGGGAAGGGCCTTGTCTTGCTCGGCTCAATGTCCTTGCGATCGCAACAGTATGCAGGGGACTACGACGGCTATGAGCAGGTCAAGATGAAGGGATCCGTTGATTCCGTACTGGGTCGGTTGCGCCGTCGCTTCCAGCAGATGATCCGACATCTTCAGTCTATGAAGAATGTCTATATCGGCGATATCAAGGCCGGGGTTGTTGAGGAATTCCGAGTCCTCAACAAGGACGCTCACGTTATCAACGGCAGACTAGTAGGGTACGACTACAAGCACTCCAAGAGCGTCCTCCATCATCTGGTGGCCAAGAAGGTCATCTCCCCCAAGGAGGCACAGAAGGCAGGTGCCCTCCTCAAACCCTCCCTCTCTCCCGAAGCCTTCCTCAAAGCCAAGGACGAAATCAAGTTCCATATCGTCCGCTGGACGCCCAAGGAAGTATTGGCCAACAAGAAGGTCCTACGGGATGGATCCACGATGACACTAGAACAGGCCTTTCACACGCCCGGCATCGCCAAGATGGATGTCATCAGTCTGGTGCAGAATAACCGCTTCACGGACTTCTCCGTCATCTACGAGTTCCACGCTGGGAAGACCATCCTCAATCCCGAGAAGATAGACATAGAGACCAGTCTCAAGGAAGCCGTCATTGCCTACAAGGCCAAGGGCAACTTCTTCAAGCTACTCAAGCGAGTCTTTGCCTTGGCCAAGTACCAGAACAACACGAAGACCATAGACATTCTGGCTCCCGTCTTCAACTCCGATCTTGGACGCCTCTATCATGTCATCGGCGACATCGGCACTCTCATCTCCCTGCTGGAAGACCACAAGGGCGTCCCGATGGAGACCGTCCGGTATGAGATAGACCAGTTCGTCAACCGTCTGGCCAACGTCTATTCTCTGGAGGACTACCTCAAAAATGAAGACGTCATCCTCCGGGACATCCACGCCATCCTCCGGCTACCCAAAGAGCGCCTTGCCCACGGCCTCTCCGGTCTGTCCGATCACCTAGAAAAATTCCTGCAAGAATATTCTAAGCCCATAGTGAAGGCGTTGAAGCTATAGACGGCGTATTTATCTGGCTCAGCCACACGCACATTTCCTCACCCTTCCCGGGGGTTTCGTAACCCTTGTTTTACGAGTTCCGTAAAATCTCGCCGTCATAGTTAGAATGCCCTCCCTCTCGTTCGATAAACGAACCGGCTCCCGAGCGATCGCCCGAGTCAAGGGTGGCGAATATGACGGCGAGATTCTATATCTCCACGACGACTCCCTCACGGGGAGACGTCCCAATATTGCACTGGACACAGCGTCCATATCCAAGGCGTTGCCCAAGATGAAACCCGCAGAGCGGACTCGGGTCTTGGCCAAGATGACAGAAGCCTATGCTAAGGGTGAACCCAAGCTGACGGGGCTCGGTGACGAGATCGGCGACGTCTATGAAGCTCACATCAAGAAGGCCAAGGAGGATAAGACTATTACCTTGGACGATGAAGGCATCTTTGAGCTCCTACCCTCCCCCGATCCCAAGAAGCGGGAGGTCTGGTACATTGCAGGACAGTCTGGATCCGGCAAGTCCTACATCGCCCGTGGCTTAGCCGACATGTACCACAAACTCTACCCCGACCGTGGCGTCTACCTCATCAGTAAGCTGAAGGAGGATGAGACGCTGGACAAACTCAAGTTCCTCAAGCGCCTCAATATCCAGTCCTTCATAGACGACTTCCCCGACCTCTCCGAGTTCACGGACTGTATGGTCATCTTTGACGACTACGACACCCTCACGGGGGATGCACAGAAGGTCATAGAGAAGCTGGTGGATGATCTTGCCATTATGGGACGCCACACCAATACCTCTATGCTGTGTCTGTCGCACTACCTTACCAACTACAAAAAAACCCGTCTTCTGTTAAATGAAGCTACTCACGTTGTCGTGTATCCATTGTCTACTTCTTATCATGCTCTCCGTTATCTCCTCAAGAATTATGTGGGGGTTGATGAAGATGATCTTAAACGACAGAGACGCCTTGGCTCTCGTTGGCTTAGTTACGCTAAGGGCTTTCCTCAGTTTATGGTAGCCCAGAAGAACGCTGAATTGCTCCACCAGTAGGACTGGTGTTGAATAAGGCCGCCCTTCGGGTGGCCGAATTACTCCATCAATAAAATATGATGTGTAGTCAGAAATGGCCTATGCCCAGTGGAACCCTGCAACCTATTACCTGCCGAATGATATCATAGATTACCAAGGGCTTCTGTATATCGCCACGAGTGTCCAACCGAATCTGAACAACACCCCCAATCCCAATGGGACGATCTACTGGGGGGTAAATGGTGGCGGTGGTGGGATTGTCTCTGGCGTTGCATCCGTGACCAGCAACCCCACGGGGGGAGGTATTGTGATCAGTGGCAGTCCGGCGAATCCCGTTGTCTCGGCCTACCAGTGGCCGTTCCTACAGATGAGTAGCAAGACGAACAACGTCACGTTACCTTCTGCTATAACGAGTCCTACCCAGCCGGGTGCCGTCGTCGCCTTGGATCAAGGGGCACCCGTCCTGCTCTTCACCTCCACCTTTGATGCACCCGTCACGGGCAGTGGCTACTCCAACGCCCTCTTCACCGTATCCTTTACCAATGCGGATTTCACACCTACCACGGGGGTTCAACAATTCTACAATATCCAGATCTTCCCTTGGATAGGTTCTACGCCACCGGTTCTAGGCACTACGAACAACTATGCCCAGTGTTCTTCCCCTATCATATTCAATGAGATTGAAACGAACGGTATCCAAGCCTATCCAGTCGTCCAACCTCAAGCCTTCACGGTCACGCTGAACCCTCAAGGCCAACTCTTTCAGACCGTGAATTGGTATGCGGTCAACCTTCAGGCGGGGACAGCCCTCGGCTATCTCTTGGATCCCAACGGTTCTACGCCCACCATCCACTGGGCTGGGTTTGCGTGGAACACCACAGGAACGACCCTTGGTTAATCCTCCGTCTTAACGGGCTGCGCCTCCTTCGTCTCCTCGGGGATCTCCTCCATCTTCTTCCATATGACCTCGTTTCTGGGTGCTCCCTCAGACACGTGTTCTATCTTGTCACAGAACGTCACGTTCTTCTTGCATTCTTCCATCGCCTTGTCCTTCTCTGCCTTCAGTTCCGCATAGAGCGTCTGGAGCCAGTCTTGGGCCTCACAGAAACAGGCTCTCATCTCTCCCTTCTCTCCGTCTATGTCGCTAGGGAGGGCACGTATAAGCAGGTAGAGGGCAAGGTTGGCGGCTTCACAGGCTTCTTCCATTGTGGTTCTACCAAGGGGAAACATTTTGTACCGGGGAGTAAAACGCACCGGATGCATCGGGAAGGGGGTCAGAATGTCCTGCGGCCGGGGAGGGTTGGAGGATCGGGGGAGGGCAGCCTTTCCATACCCTCCAAAACCCTCCCTACGTCATAACGCTACACAGATCCTCCTATCCTTTTCCATCTCCCTATAGGAAAAAAGAGTGAGGGAGGGTTTGGAGGGATTTGAGGGGGGTAAATCCAGTTGGCAGGAGAAATGCCGATGAAAAAAAAATTCTAAAATTATATTTCTCCAAAAAAAACCTCTCTAAACTCTCCCAACCCTCCCTTACTCTCATTTCCTATAGGAAGTTGAGAGGTAGAAGAGAGGTCTGTATAGCGTCATGAGCAGGGATGGAAGGGAGGGTATGGGTTTGAAAACCCTCCCCAACCCTCCCCGGCCGCCTCAAAAATTTGAACGTGTCAGTTTAAATCTCGGCCACGGTGTAGAAGTATGCCCCGTCCCGAGTCAGATCGCAGGTATTATGAGGCCAACCGTGAAGCCATTTTGGAGAGAAAGCGTCTGAATGGGAAGAACTACCGTGATCACAAGAAGGAGAATGAAACCCCCGAGCTCCGTCTGAAGCGTTTGACCCACGAAAAGAAACTGCGGGAGGCCTTAAACATGCGCAACAATCAAGCCAAACTGACTGAGTTGGAATCCACCCTGCTCCCTCCGTCTGCCTTCAGCCTAACCCCCAAAGCCTTTGATAAGTTGTTGGCAGGTGCAAGGCAGAGACTGGTAGAAAATGTCATCGTTATAGTAGATGGAGGAAGAGAAGCAAATCCCGTTCTGTGAGAGCCCATTGGATGCCTATCGTGGCAGTGGCCCCCGCGGGAAGCCCCGCACTCCCAAACCCCTTGCGACCGAGAAAAAGAAACCCGGTCGTAAGAAGAAACCTGTGAAGAAGATTCAGATCACCGTTATGAATGAACCGATCATGTTGGAGTTTGACTAGCATAGGACTATAGTGCTGCCACCTTCCACATCGTCCTTTTTTATATAGGCCCGTTGGAGATCCAAGGAGTGGCCCATCGCCTCTGCATCCTTCTTCATCTCCTCGTTCTGGTCCTTGTACTTGTCACTCAGGTAGATATGACGTAGCATACTGCTTCCTATCTTCTTGCCAAACACACGATTGAGTACACGGGTGATGGCATTTACAGCGACCATAGGGGATCCGTCAGCCGTCACAAGAAACTTGACCGGCTCCGTCTTGCGCTTTGCTACGCCCTTCCAGAGAGGGTGGAACTTGAGGAAGAGGTGGATGTCGCCCAGCAGGTTGTTCTCGTCCGAATGGGGGATGTTGATCGTCTGTGCCCCGTACTTCTTGGCCGTCTTGTACTTGTTGAAGATGAAGCGGTTAGTGGCTATGTCCAGATAGTTACGGTCGGTGGGCATCTTGTCCGTCAGCTTCTTGACAATGTACATATCCAGATAGTCTTGGTTGCGTCGGGGCTGAATCTGGGTGTAGAGGCTGAGGATGAGATACTGGAGCAACTTGTCATACTGCGCGGGACTGACCGTCTTTGCTGCTGCAAACTTGCTGACATCCTCCGTGATCTCCTGCTTCTTCTGACAGACCTCCTCCCACGAGGACCAGTTCTCCTTCTGCTTGTCTGTCTTCTCATTCTTACCGTCCGCCTCCTTCAGAGTCTTGTTCTTGGCCATCATCCCATCATAGTAGTGACTGAAGACCTTCTTGAAGGTTGGCTTGTCCTTGAAGAGACTCAGGACGCTGACGATGGTCGCCAAGATGGCTCTCTGCGTCGTCTCTGCATACTCGGCCACGATCTTATCTATGCCTTCTGTGTTCTTCAGGAAGGTAAGGTTCTTGAAGGGCTTTCGGCCGTTGAGCTGGTACAGCGTTTTGATGTAGGCATTCGCCGTAGACTCTGCAACTTTGCGTTCATCCTCCAGTTGCTTCACGAGGTGTAACATAAACTCAGTGGTAGCTTCCATCTTTGTTTCTAAAGAAGGAAACTATTTTAATCCCGGGGTAATTACGCGGGGGCGGGGGTCGTTTTCCTCGTCCGGATGGCGGTTTTCCTTCTGCCATTTACAGATCACTATAGAATCCCAGCATCCTTGAACATTCTCAACTGAACTGGAGTGAGGAGGCCCTTTCTTGCCCTACGCCGGATATCAGCCGTATGCTTCCTATCCTCTTCTTCCTGTTGCCTAGATTCTGACGCTTCATCCTCTTCGTCTTTCTTGATCCTAGCCAACTGCTTCTTCTCATATGCAGAGTATGATTTAGACTTCTTTCCTAGGATATATCCCATCACGTCATCGTATTCTTGAGATCCCTTCTTCGGAGCCCTACCAGCAGGGAGACCAAATATCTCACGGTACTTCTTAACAGCCTGAAAGAAGTTCATTATATGTAGGTCTCACAAAATATTCAGGATGAAAACACGCCAGATGGCTATTTCCTACCCCGCCCTTCGAGGATGAGTTTTTCATACATGTCTGTTTCCAGTCGGTCGAACTTTCTTGGGTCTCAGAGGTCGATCCAGTTCCGGGTGCTGGAGTTCTGGACCGGCAGGAATCTCAAATCCAGCGGGAATCAACAGATCCGCCTCTGCTGCTGAGAGTTGTCGTTGGGGCTTCTCCTTTTTGGCTTTTGAAAAGGGCTTGGTGGGATATGGACTGCCTCTCTTACGGACGAACGGTGCACCCTTTATTGTTCCAAAGTGCTTGAGAATGAAAGGGGACGCTCCGTAGGGTGATGGGTTCGTTCCTGCAGGATACTGGGACTCGTTCGTGAGTTTTGGCAGGTGGAACGGGACCTTTTTGTTCATTGTGCTTTCTGGGTGAAAGAACGATCTGTAAGGTGCAGCTTTGTATTGGCCCTTGTTGGCCAAGGTGTTCTCTGCCATCATACGTCGGATGAACCCCGATTGTTTGGAGTAGCCTCCTATAAGCCGCTCTAGCCCGGCGCCAATCAATATATTTTTAAGTCCATCGTCCATTCTAAGAATATCAGCCAAAATAAATATCAGTGCTAATATCATAAGAATGGCCCGTGAAGCAAGACTCGCATTGGCAGATCAACGAGCGCTGGAAGAGCAGATGGCACGAACCAACCCAAGGAATGCAATAAGGGGCAGCGGTTCCGTGCCGTCTATGGGACTCAGCCAGTTCCGTGGTGGCAGGAAGAGCAGGATGGAAGAGGAATCCTCCTCCGACGAAGATGTCAGCGAGGCCTTCGGCCAAGGCCGTCATCTCTATAAACACCTCCACGGCCTTCACGGATCCGGCTATGCTGAGGACTTCCGGGCAGGGATGTCTGGAGGGAGTCGCAGTGGAGCCACAGAAGGGCAAGGGAAACTTACCATCACGCACGGCGGGGCTTCAACGGCACATTTCAAAGGGGAAGAGATTCACGTCAATGATCCCGCCGTTGCAAGACGCAAGGGACGCTCTATGGGAGGCAAGAAGGAGAAGAAGCCTTTGAAGGAGGGTGATGGTCGCACGGCTCGTGCCGCGATTGTCCGCAAGGTGATGGCTGACAAGGGATGTTCTATGATTGAGGCGAGTAAGTATGTGAAGGAACATAATCTATATTAGAAGTAGAGATGGCCCAAGAACATGCATCATTGGATCTTTTGTACCCTCTGGATGTTCATCATCTAAACTTGCTCTACGGGATGTGCCTTGGGTGGCCACACTCCAACACAAAATGGACCTTCCTCCAACTCATCCGAGAAGAGGCAGCCTCGATGGGGAGCACTTGGACAAACTGGGTCCAAGACCTCCCCGCGGGTCACAACGTCAGAGAAGACTGGCTTCTGGTGAATAACTAACTCCGTTTTTTATTGTAAATATCGCAATTATTGATTCTTGCGATATTTATAATGTGTTGAGTGTGTATAGAATGTCAGCCTTCGGAACCAAGAAACCCGGTGCGGATCGTGCAGTTCAGATGACGTACCCCGAGGTCTTTGGGACAGCTTACGCCCAGTCAGGAGCCCCTGAGGCGTTTGACAGCAGCCCCATTCTCGAGATCCGAGAACTCCCTGCAGGAGACGACTTACAAGCCCAGTACCACGAGCAGAAGCGCAGGGATGCGAACCATATGGCGATGGCTGCTATCGCAAGTAGCAAGTCGTCTGAAAACCACCTGATGGTCTACGGCACCAAAAACCCCTTCAAGGCCGTCTTGGGGCAGCGTAAGTTTGCAAACGCCTCATTCGGTGCAGCCGGTATCGGTGGTAACTTGTACGTGAGGGAAGAGATGGTGGGGGGTGGTATGTCAGGAGGAGTGCTACGTTCTGCGCAAGGGCAACGCTTCGGAAAGCAGATGCTGACGAACCGCATCTCCCAGCTGGACGCGATCAGCAGAGCTAAGCAACAGTTCTTAGCTCAGGCTCCCGTCACGGAGCAGTTTGGGACAGTGGATAGTAACGAGGCCACGATAGAATCCCCCGTCGGTGAGTTGGTGGAACTCAACTTGGGCGTCCAGCAACTGGAGGATTCCATCTCCTCCGGTCTCCGAGGCATCAACCGCTTCACCCTTGTGGATCTGTCATCAGTGCTCAAGATCCTCTTCCGCATCTCTTCTACGGCCAACCGTGAGGAACTGCAGATTCTGAACGAGAAGTTTGAAGATTTGGCAGGGGATGATGGTGTCTTGGCCTCTCTAGAGGATGAGATCGAGGAGGGAGGCATTGAGGACATCGCAACCAATATTCCCGTGGCAAAGTCGGTCGTCTTCTATACCAAGAAGATGGCAGAGTATGTCCGCAAGATGCTGGGGGTTGTGAACAGGAGTCTGAGGGAGCGTCAAGCCTTCAGCAAGGCTCTTGTGAGGCAGTTGGGACTGACCCGCGTCAATCTTACGACGGGCGTCAAGGAGAAGCAACCTCCTATTCTAGCTCCCCGCATTCCCGAACCCGGGGAGGAAGGAGCAAATGATCTGGATGATGATGGAGTAGATGATGATGAAGGAGGACCCCCACCACCACGCTTTGCAAGGACAGAGGAAGAAGAGGATGAAGAGGAGGAAGAGGAGGAAGAAGAGGAAGAAGAGGAAGAGGAGGAGGAAGAGGAGGATGAGGAGGGAGCACCTTCTGCAACGGAACTCAGCGATATTGGTGATCCCGTCAGTGCTGGTAAAGCGAACGTCAATGCACTTCGTCACTACTATAAGGCGCTTACAGGCAAACGAGCCTTTGCATCCAGCAGAGGGAAGGTGCTGGATGCCATCTACACGGCACGTAGGGAGGCTGGATTCAGTAGGGATAATGCCCTAAATCCTATCCCCGTGATGATTCAACATTCGGCCTTGCGTGGTACAGATCTGAAGGGCAAGTTACTCTTCGGCGCTGTTGTTGATAGAAACAGATTCCTAAAAAGACACCCAGAATACGCAGATTTCAAGAAGCTCTATCCTCTTCAGGAACTATTCAACGACGTTGATAGATACAACTCAGAAGTGGAGTCACAGTACGTGGGCAAAGGTCGCTCGGGAGGGGGTCGCTCGGGAATGGCACCAATGACGGATGACTTCACAACTCCTGCCACTCCTGCAGATATTGCAGAGCAGAAGGAGGCATTGGCTCAAGCGGGGCGTAGTAACGTCAAATTCAGCCGTGATGGACGGCAGACCTTCGGCTACCGATCGGGCGCATTCTTCGGTGAGGAGCTGCCTCCCAGTGGTCCCCACGATCCGTATCTGGAGACCAAGCGTCAGTTCAACGTGATCAAGGACGCGCCCTTTCAAGAAGGCCGGTTGCGCGAGGCTGCAAACCCCGTCTTCAGCGACAAGTCCCAGCAGTTCAGCGCCGAGCAGTTGGCGCAGATGGCAAGGGGTGTAGCGAAGGATCAGCCGACGCAAGGGGAAGGGCGTCGCCGCAGAGCTGTAGGGCGCAAACCCGCTGCATTTGCTAGGCGTGTGTTGGGGCGTGGTATCGTAGGCGGTATGCCGGGGAGAAAAGATGCCCGTAAAGCAGCCACCACAACGAACCAGATTCTGGGTGCTGATCCGGTGTATCAGGCGGCCGAAACGGCTCTCATCGCGGAACTGGGTAGTAAGGGTCACCCGAGCTACATCAAACGTCATGCTGCGTTAGTGAAGGCGGCCAAGGAACGGTTTGAGGCAGAAGAGGGGGATGCTGTCGGTGTTCTCTCCTCGATGAGTAACTCTGCGGCTGCCTCCTCCACCAGTGGGATGGGCAAGAGGGGTGGCATCATGCGTGGCCAGAACCTCGAGAAGACAGGATTTGCAGACTCGGGGAAACTGACGGTGGAGAATGGCTTTCCTGCATCGGGACGGGGGCGATCTGGTGGGATGAAGGGCGGAAACAAGGAATACGAGATTATCCAAGCCGTGATGGCGGTTTTCGGGAAGACCCTTGCTCAGGCGATTGCGTTGTTGGAAGGCCCCCGAGGTGCAGAAGTGAGGCGCATTGCAGAGCGACGTCGGCTGAGTCCCGGCAACCCTGCCGCCGCTGTGAGACGAATGGGAGAAAACGAAGCATCAGATGTGACTGACTCTGTGATGGCTGAGAGAGCAGAGTTTGCAAAGGCAGGACTCCCTCCTCCAAAGGGACGAGGACGCAAGAAGTTGTCCCTCCGTGCAAAACTCGCGGAGCCACCAAAAGGAGAAACACCTCAGACGGGAGAAGGCCGCCACGGCCTCACCCGTGCCTCACTTCCCAAAGATCGGGAAGGCTTTGTGACTCTGTCCCAGAAGCTCAAGGGGATGGGACATAACATCCGCGTTAACAGCGGATCACAACTCAAGAGCATTCGTGCCAACTTCATCAAAAAGTTAGGGTTGTAGGGAGGGTTTGGTGCCTTACAGCAACGGAAGATTCTCTCATTTTCTATTTTGTGTGTATTTGGTTTTCATAGAATCAAATACCCCCAAAACCCGCCAAACCCTCCCCACGGGAAGGGGGCAAACTTGACAACCTTCCCGGCACCCCCCCCAGACCAACAATCAATGACCGAAATGACAGAAGATGACTATTCCTATATCTTTGCGCCTTTGAACGAGGGGGCGGTGGAGGGTGCGGGTTTGGCCCCGAGAAAAAAGTCGGCTCCCCAAGTAAAGATGGCCCCGACAGATCCCCCGGCAACCAACGAAACCGTCCTCTTTGATGCGTCTGTTGGTATGGGTGCGGGTGCAGTTGTGACGGTCGCCGCGGCTCCTGCTACGATGAGTGATCGGGATGAGCGATATGATGAGAATATCCTCCTTGCGATGCGAAAGGACGAGGCCCTCAACACCGGCGACCGCGCAATGCTGGGCAAGTACCACGGCCTACGCAGGGAGCCGGGCAAGGCTCGGATCCGCTACACGCTCAGTAAGAACTGTGAAGACCACAACCTCGGACGCCTGATGCCAGAACACGGTCTCGGGCTTCAAGGGATGCGGTTCGATGTCCGCAACGCCTTAGCTCACAAGTACTACTGGGACGTAGACATTGAAAACGCCCACTACAACTACGCCCTTGCGTGGTGCCGTCGGTATGGTCTCAAGTGTGAGGCTATCCAGCACTACGTAACTCACCGCAAGGCCTGTTTGGAGGCGGTCTCTACTGACCGGTGGTTTGCCAAGGTGGCCTTCATCAAGATTCTCTACGGGGGCGACATCAGCCTCTACGATCCTCTGTTGAACGAGCCAACGGGAGCGTCCAACGCTGAGTCCGTGGCCTTTCAGACGACCCTGCGAGAGGAGGTTCAAGTCCTCGCGGAGTTCGTGTGGATCCGTCACGCGCAGTTCCACAAGGTCAAGAGCGGAAAGGATAGTAAACCGTTGGACAAGCAGACCAACAAGCACTTCAAACTCCTATCGCTCCTCTTTCAGCGGGAGGAGCGCTCCTGCCTCTTGGCTCTGGATGCATTCCTCTCCGCCAATGGTCGCAGACTGGCGGTACTGATCCACGACGGCGGTCTTGTGGAGAAGTTGGAGGGGGAACTGGAGTTTCCAACGGCGATCCTGCGACGGGGTGAGGAGGCCATCCTGACGGCCACGGGATACTCCCTCACCCTCACCAACAAGCCGATGGTCAGCCATTATACGCCCCCCACCGTCTCAGCAGATGCCTACACTCGCATGAAGCAGGACTTTGACAAGACACACTTCATGATCGGCTCTCTGCTCAACTGCCTCATTGAGGACGGCACACGGCTGGAGATGAAGTGGAGCGATGCAATGGTTTATTACGCCAATCTGCAGGTGCCAGAGTTGGAGGAGACGACCAAGGGTGACATCAAGACCAAGATGGTGCCATTCCTGCCAAAGTGGCTCAAGGATCCAGAGCGCCCTACCTTCATCAAGTGCGACTTCATCCCCAACCGTGAGTCGTGCCCCAAGAGTGTCTACAATCTGTTCCACGGCTTCCAAGCAGAGGACCTCCCTCCCGTCCCCGCAGAGGAGGTCGCTGGGCTGATTGCGCCCATCCTCACCCACATTGACGCACTGGCCCCCGGCTACTGTGACCACGTCGTCAAATGGTTGGCAAATATGTTCCAGACCCCCGAGATCAAGAGCGACACCAGCATCCTCTTTCGTGATATGGGCGGTCTGCTCTTTGAGGGCGGAGGTACGGGCAAGAATCTGTTCTTTGACTGGCTGGGACGCAAGATTCTAGGCTCAGACTACTACTGCGTGGTGGGTGATAACTCGATGCTCTACGGCCAGTTCAACTCGGTCTTTGAGGGCAAGTTGCTGGTCTATGTGGAGGAGGCCGCAGGGAAGGACAATCACACCAACACCGACCGTCTCCAATCCAAGATCACCAGCCGCAAGACCATCGTCAACAAGAAGTGCGTGGCGGAACGGGAGATGAACTGCTACGACCGCTACATCTTCGGATCCAACAATGCCAATCCGCTACCATCCAAGGGCGGCATGAGCCGTCGTCAATGGATGTTTGACACCGTGACGACGCACCGTGGCGACAAGACCTACTTTGACGCGCTCGTGGCTGCAATGGAGGATCCACGGGTCCAACGGGCATTCTTCCAGCATCTGATGACGGTGGAGACGTGGAGGACGCCTATCGAGTTCTTCAACCACCGACCCATTACGGATACCTACCTGCAAGTGCGCCAGATGAACGCTCCAATCCATATCAAGTGGCTCTGCTACGAGTTGCGCCGTGGATCCCTGCCGAATGATGAGACCAGCCGCACTCTCTATAACCGCTTCAAGGACTGGGCGATGTCCTCTGGGGAGCGCAAGGCCGACACGATGCCATCAGAGACTGCATTTGGCAAGTTGATGAATGAGGCCTATGAGGAAGAGGGACTGCTGACCGATGCGCCCTCTGTCTCACGCAAGACGGGCGGCGTCATGCTGAGGTCCTTCGATATGCCCAAACTGGTCGGTGGGCTCGTCAAACTACACTTCCTACGGGAGGGGGAGGTGGATCTGGGGAGGGACCAGATCGTCCTAGTGGAGTGAGGCGTCGGGAAGGGGGGCAAAATGTGAGGCAGCCGGGGAGGGTTGGAGGGTTGGGGAGGGCAGCCTTTCAAAACCCTCCCTAAACCCTCCCTACGTCACAACGCTATACAGACACCCCCTTTCACTTATCATCTTCCTATAGGAAAAGGGGTATAAGGGAGGGTTGGCGAGGATAAGGGGGGGTATAAATCCGTATGGCAGCGAAAAGTTTCTGAAAAAATATTTCTAAAAAATATTTTTTTTGGCCAAAACCCTCCCTAAACCCTCCCAACCCTCCCTTACTCTCTTTTCCTATAGGAAATCGAGAGGTTGAAGAGGGGTCTGTATAGCGTTGTGAGCAGGGATGGAAGGGAGGGTATGGTTTTTCAAACCCTCCCCAACCCTCCCCGGCCGCCTCACATTTGGCCCCCCTTCCCGATGTGGGTTGGTTGGCTCATTCGAATATCAGACACCAGAGTAGGAATGACAGATTGGGGGTCACCGTTGAAGAAGAAGGAGCAGAAGGAAGAGGAGTTCAAGAAGGTCAAGTGTGTGATTCCTGCGGCCACCGTGAAGAAGGTGATGGGGATCACGGCAGTAGATGAGGTGCAGTGTCGTTGGATGGAGCGGTGGGTGGACCAACTGGTGCGTGAGAACTCGTATCCCCCACAGCTGCGCGGTGCGGAGTTCTATTCTCTGTTGGGGTCGTACTTTAACGGGGACACGGCACTCAGTATACTGGAACGAGCGCGGGGGGACTTTGCCCGAGCCTTCCCTCTGACCCAGAAGACGAACGAGGATGACCTCAGTTGGTTGGCAGCCGTCTTGCGCTCGGATGCAGAGGCGCTGAAAGATCTCCCAGTAAATTATCTTGCATAAATATATGACGTGGGGTATTCATACTGTGCTAAATCTGACCAAATGTTGTCCTACTGCAATCCGCTCTGCGCCTACGATACAGCAATTCAGCGACGCCGTCGTCAAGGCCATTCAGATGGAACAGTACGGGACGACGCAGATCCAGTACTTTGGAAAGGACGATAAAAAGGGCTACTCCTTCCAGACCCATTTGACGACCAGCCACCTGTGCGGTCACTTTGCGGAGGAGACGGACTCTGCATTCCTAGACTGCTTCAGTTGCAAGGAATACGATCCGGTGTTGGTGGAGACCGTCGCACGGGCCTACTTCAAGCCAAAGGCCGTGGAGCGGGTGGTATTGAAACGTGGCATAATTTCTAAGCTAGAGTAAATGAACGCCGAAGGTGTCATCTCCTATCTCAGCCTTGCCCTTGCCGTGGGAGGGATTGTGATCGGCGCCATCAATAGAAAACGCATCCGGTCCTCCTGCTGCGGAGTAGAAAAAAGCGTCTCGTTGGATATAGAGAGTACGTCGCCCCGAGGCGAGAAGGCGGACACAATAGAGGTGACGGTGCCGAGACGCAGCGAACGCCTGAAGGAAAAGGAGGAGCAGAAAGAATCTCCCCCTACCGCAGGATGAAGACGCACAGAGAACGGGTACTAGAACGTTATGGAATGGAAGACCGCGGGTATTCTATTCCAGAATTAAGTGAGATATTTGGATATTCAGAAGATGTGCTACAACAAGTCTATAACAGGGGCATAGGGGCTTACAAAACTCAGCCCAGTAGCGTGAGGCTAAAAGGATCGTTCATAAAAGGCGTGGATGCCCCGATGTCGGCAAAATTGAGTCCCCAGCAGTGGGCCCGTGCGAGAATATGGAGTTTTTTGGACAATTCAAAAAAGCATGACTTGGACCTCCGTTAGACCCAAGAGGTCGTGTAACTGAACGTCTGCTCTCCACCCCCTCCCTCTGTAAGTCCAC